CTATTCGGCCAGAGTGAAACTGTATCTTCAACCGAAAAACAAAATTCGTGCGTGGGCCCTTCAAAACGCATTGCACATTGCAATGTTTATTATAAGGAAATTTAGTGTTAAAGTTGATCCTGTTAAATGTGAACTTACTTATGATTTGACTTCAAAGGAAGGTCCTTTAGTTAAATTTTCTCAATTGAGAACTGAGACTTTTGATGAGACGCAGCGTCGGATGCTTGTTTATTTGGATGAGAAACTTGATTTGCTTCGAAATAGTTCCATGGTAACATTTGGGATTAGAGGTGATGCTATTTATCAAACGCCAAAAAACAAGTGTGAAGTGCAAGAAGCAGCTAATATGTTCAGAATGATTATTCCTGGACTTCCTGATAGCTGGCTTCCTCCTGCCACTCCTAAACATCCTGTTAGCACTTTAATTGCTGACTTATTGTGGCAGGCTGATCTTAAGAGATTTGCAAAATATGGAATCTTACAAGTTTCCCAGGAGTTGGTTTGTCCTCATAATCATCATGTTACTGGGATAATTAAAAGGGATGTTGGTGTACCGCCTTTGGTTATTTTGTGTTTGAGGATGTTGTCCTCATACAACTTGGCTTATGGTGGCACTGCAACTTTTCCATATGTATCTAATGCGTGTTTTAATCCATTGGTCGGTTTGGGTTCAAAACTCTCTAGACTTCCTAAGAATTATATTTCTTTTCTTCCTGAGTTTAGGTTCAATGATGTTCATCGTTCTTTGAACTTTTACTATAAGTATTGTGTTAACTTGCAGAAATTCAAGTTTGATTTTAAACCATCAGATTTGGATTTATTGAAATTTAGTAATTCGAAATGCGGTTATCGTAAATGGCAGAAATTCGACCCTGTGCTTCTTGATTCTATTACTACTGTTGAGTGTCAGCTTCATCCTTCAAAGCGTCAGTCTCAGTGCTTATTAATTAAAGAGATGTTGGAGACATGTTTTATTGCGTTGGATGAAACTGTTGATGGTCTTGTTCCTTATCCTAAGAATGTTAAATCTTTTATTACAACTATGTCAGTTAAGGAGCAGAATCTTTCTCCTATTGATGAAGGAAAGTATGATGATGCTACTGTTAAAGAAATGTATATGAAAAGCAGATTGTTTTTCTTATCTAATGATTATTTGTTGCATCAATTTTTTATAACTAGAATGAAAGGTGAGCGGACTTATTTTCCTGATTGTAAGGATATTTATGGGGAAGGTTTTGCTCGAAATATGACTGTTAATATTTCTATTGGTTTCACTTGGACGCGTGGTGGTGCTGAAATGTTGTATCGTGCTTTGTGTGGTGATATGTGTGATAAGTATGAGAGAGTTGCTCTTTTTGGGGATTCTCCAACAAATGTTAACTGTTTCTATCGTCGTGTTGCCGAAGGTTCTATGTTGGTTTCTTCTGGTGATATAAAAGCCCTTGATACTGTAATAACCGCTCTTCCTTTGGTTATTTATATGATGTTTGCTCAAATTTGGATTAGGCGTGATGATGATGATCCTAATTATCGAATGTTCCAGTATATTTTGGAGTCATGTGCTGAGCAACTTGCTGGTAAGACTGTTCGGTGGATCAGGGATTATGTTTTATTGATCGGTGTGATGCCGTCTGGTTCATTGGAAACAAGTCATGGAGATTCATGGATTGTGGGTGTGATTTATTGGTTGTCCTATATATTTAATGTAATGGAGCGTTCTTCTGTTTCCAATCGTCGTTTAATTTGGAAAAATTTGGCTTATAGAATGATTGCGATATTTGTTTATGGTGATGATCTTTTAAAAATCTATCCCAAGGTTTTGAGGGATGTTATTAACATTCGTGGTTTTGCTCAATATATGGCTGCGGCTCACTGTATTCAAATGAAAAATTTTGAGGAATTTACTAGTGTTTTGACATATTTGAATGTTCAAAATAATGAGGTTGTTAGTCATGCATATACTGGTCCAACTTATTTGAAACGTCACCTTATTGAATCAGCTAATTTTAATCTTCATCATATTTGTCCTTTGATTTCTAAGGTTGTTCCTTATCGACCTTTTCCTCAATATCAATGGCGTGCAGGT